ATTCGATTCACCTGTTAAATAATAACAATTACATTTTATTTTCATCAATTTAATAAAATTTTGTAATAATTTATAAAAATTATTTGCATTTGCGTTAGTATTATTAAAAGTTAATATATGTTTTAATCCATAATCTTTTATACATCTACATACTAAATAAGCGCTCATATAATATCTCATCTCAATTTCTTCTTCACATAAATTTTTATCAATAACATATTTATTTTCTTTTAACATTGATTTATAACATTGTTTATTTATTAAAGGACAAATAATTTTATAATCACATAATTGCTTATCTTCTATCGCTTTTTTTAAAGAATAAGTATGTATTATATCTCCATAAATATTTTTATCATCCATTGATAAAATATTTAATTCGTCGTCATCGCTAAATTCATTATTTCCTTTGTAAATTTTCTCTGTTGCTGTAGTAAATAATCTTTTTTTTATTTTTAATTCATTATTTAATAAACTCGAAAATGTTCTGTTACTATTTCCCACTGTTTTGTGTGCTTCATCATATATACACATATCTAATTTTATTTTATTTTTATTTAAAACATTACATAATATATCAGAAGATTGATAAGTTGTGATAATAATATATTTATTATTATTAGTCAAAAATTTTTGTATTTCCTTTTTGTCAGTAGTTAAAATTAAACCGATATCAGGTTGTTCTTTAATTTCCGCATCGGAACCAATTAATAAATATTTACAATTATTTTTCATTTCGCTCCATGTATTATAAACTTGGGATAACAAATATAAAGAAGGAACGGAAATACAAACATTATTTAATTTTAATTTTTCGTAAATCCAATAGCAAACTAATGTTTTACCAGTCCCGCACGGCATATATAATCTTCCTTTATCATTATTTTTAAAATAATTTATTGCCTTATTTATTATTTCAATTTGGTAATTTCTTGGTTCGAAAATTATTTTTTTATATTTTTCTTTCATTAAAAAATTTTTTATCAAAATAAAAGTATTTATTGAAGTTTCTTTTAATGTATGATATAAAATATTTATAATATTTGGACATTTATCAATATATTTATTGGGATTAATAGTATTAGAAATAAATATACCTTTTTTAAATTTCCCAGAAATACCAAAAGTTAAACCAAAGAAAGTACTTAATTTATCCCAAGATATTTCTTTGTCAATATTTTTTCTATATTTGCATTGGACAGCAAAAAATTCATTATCAAAAGTTTCTAAAATTATATCAATACCAATATCTTTATTTGGCGGAATATGTAATTGTTTTATAATATTTAAAGGAGTATCTTTTAATAACCAAGAATTTTTAATCAAATTCATCCATTTATTATCAAAAAGAAAATATAATTGACAGAAATATTCAAAATAATCACCCTTTTTTTTATTTGATAGATTTTTTAATTGTTTGTTAAAATTATTAAATGATACACATTGATTTATTATTGTTTTAAACTTATTATCCATTATTAATTATAATATATTATATTATTATTCATTATTCGTTTCAATTTTTTTTATACAAATTAAACAAAATTTAATTTATTTATGCGATAAAATACATAAAGAATAATATATATTATAAAATAAATGGAAGACATTGATTATTTAGATGAAGATTTAGAAATTAAAGAACAACTTGCAGTATCATTATCATATATATCTCCAGAAATTGTAAAAAACCATGACATATGGGCTGTAAAATTTAAATATGTTTTTTCAGATATAGAAGAAGCATTAAAATATACTTCTTTACAAACAACAAAAACATATAATATATACACTTGCGAAGTTGGAAAATGGTTAGCATTACATAGAAATCCAAAAAAAACAGGAACTAAAGAAGCAAACGATTTATTAAATAATCTTATGAAATATTATATTAATTATCTTAATGATGAGGCAATTGAGGCAGAAAAATATAAAAAACAAAAAAAAAAAGAAGCGATTGAACAAAAAAAAAATATTTTAAAAAAAATAAATGGAGAAAAAGAAGAAGAATTTAATGAATATAAAAAAATCGAAGAAGTAAAAGATGAAATTAATGATGAAATTAATGATGAAATTAAAGATGAAATTAATGATGAAATTAAAGATGAAATTAAAGATGAAATTAAAGAAGATATTAAGGAAAAATTACAAGAAATAAAAATGGAAGAGTGTGAAATTATTAATAAATTAGAAAATGATAATGATATTGGAATGGCAAAATATTTTGCATGTGTTTCATTTTTAATACATCCAAAAGATACAAATTATCCTGTGTGTGGTATTAAATTTAGAGGAATGTTTGAATCTGAAGACGAAGCAAAAGATTATGCAGATAAATTAAGAAAAACAAATAATAAACACGATATTTATGTTGGAAATAATGTGATGGGAAAATGGATTTGGAAACATGATACTTCCGATGCAAAAGATGTTATTTATGATAATCATGCACAAAATGAATTTATGCATCAAAAGAAAAAAAATGAGGAAGAAGCAAAAATGAAACAATTACAATATAAAAATGAAGAATTAGATAGAAAAGCAAAATTGGATATTCAAAATGGGAAATATAGAAGAAGGAGAAGAAACAGAAATAAAAAGAAAATAAATAATAATATAGTTAATGAACAAAAAATTAAAAACATAGATGAACAAGTCACAAAACAAACAAATGAACTAACAAACCGCCTTTCGAGATTAAGAGAATTAGAAGAAAAAATGGCACAATTAAGAAAGTTACAATTAAAAAATTAAATTTTAGTAATATTTTAAACCATTCATTTAATTAATTAAAAATATAAATGGTTTTGATTAAAAAAAATAAGAATATTTTTAATTTAATAATTAATTTAATTATTAAATTTTTCAAAATAATATTATAAATTGAAATTTACGCAAATGTTCATTAAATAATATATACTTATTGAAGCGTTGAGACTTAATTATTTTTTTTCAATTTACAAAAAATTGAAATTTTTATTTATTGGATATCACATTAAAATATAATTTCTGTGTAAAGTATATATGGAATCAAGCGACGACATTATTGATACATTAAATTTAAAATATATTAATATTATAAAACAATTTATTAATGGTCAAATAAATAATTATATTAAAGAATTTTCCATACTCGATATTAAAGATGAACATGGAAAAAAAATGTATAGGACAATTTCCGGCATTGATTATACAATTATAGAAAATGAATTGTATAAAATATTTTTCAAATAAAAATATATTTATTTTTTCTTTGATTTTATTAGATTCAAATATTTTTGTTTGTATTTACAATATTTATGAAAATAATTTACATTTCCTCCTTGTTGAGATGTATCTAATTGTATCGTTTGTGATTGATTTTGTTTTTGCATGATATATTGATCTATTAAATTAATAGCATCATTTGATGTTAATCTACCCAAAGGTAAAAAAGTTATCATTTTACTAACTAAATCATTCAAAAAAATCTTATCTTCGTTTTTTATTAATTGTTTCATATCATTTATTAATTGATATATAACCATACCAATAGCAAAAGAATCTATTATATAATATTCTTTTTCTATAAATCTTTTATCATTTAATTCAATAAGAATATTTGTTACCATTGTATGAAATATACTTGAATTTGTTATTTTGTACATATTATTTTCCATTTTAACAAAATTATTTAAATTTTCAGGAATTTGATTTTGTAATATATCCGGTATTTGATTTATTATTATTTCAAAATATTTGTACATAAATGAATCCATTATCACATCCAAATTCGATAGGTTGCCCCAATTTGTTATGATACGATATAATAAAATTTGTTCCGGAGGCCAATATATATATGTTGAAAACGCCGAAAATGGTTTTAAAATATAGTGTGATATTAGATCCCAATCTATAAGTTTAATATTTTCAGGCGATACATTTTTTTCTATATTAATAACTATATTTTCTAATTTGATATCGCCATGAACTATTCCTATTAAATTAATTTTATTAATACATAGTAACAGATGTTTTATATATTCTAATATATTATTACAAAAATCATTATAATGATCCCTATATTTTATTTTATTGTTTATTAAATCGCGCAGAGATATACCACCATATTCATAAATTGTGTTTCGTTTAATTTCTTTACCCATATAATTTTGGGTCTTATTATTAGTTTGGCATTTCATTAATTCTTGTAATAAAAATTTATTTTCAATATTTGGTGTATAATAACATTTTTCTATCGGTAATATATAATATTTTTCCCAATCCGATATATTAGTTTTGATTTTATCAAATAAACTTTTTTGTTTTTCTGTCCCATATTGATTTTCTTCTATGTGATCTAATGAAGAAACATATTTAGTTTCTTTATTTATTATTGGAGAATTTATTGAACATGGAACAGCAGGCCTATATACACAACTATATGTTCCAGAACCCAAAAATTTTGGATCATTCATTTTATATATATCGTGTATAATAAAAATAATTTATAAATTATTTTCAATATCTTCCGGACTTAAATGCGAAGAATCCATCCGTTCTGACGGATTGAATTGAATTAATGATTTTATTAACATATAAATTTTATGTGTTCGTGCGATATTGAAATGTTTAACAATTTTATATAATACACATCCAATAGAAAATGAATCAATAAGTTGATATTCTTTTTTTTTAAATTCTGGATTATTAAGACTTTCGATTATAATGTCAAATGGTTCAATTAATCTTGTAAATGCATCCTCTCTCATTTTATATTTTGAACCATTTATTGTATATTCAAATGCATTGACCCAGAATTCGTTTTGAATACCATGCTTAATAAATGCATATTGATTTTTAAATATATATGTGTCATTTATATTATTTATAATCATTTCACAATATTTTTTAATAAAAGATATTTTATTTTCATTGATATTTTCAAATGTAAAAGGATTAGTTTTTATAATATATTTATAATATTGTTCCGGAGGTAATAATTTATGAAAATATGGTTCTATTTCTAAAGGTTTAAATACGTTATGTGATAAATTATTCCAATTAATAATTTTAATATTATTTCCTTCGAAAATAATATTTTCTAAATCTAAATTACCATGAACAATTTGAATATTATTTAATTTATTTATTGCATATAATATTTTTTTTATATAATTAAATATATTACTATAAAATTGTTCATATAAATCGCTATATCTACTATCATTTATAAATAGTTTTGCTAATGATATTCCGTTATATTCATAAATAGTATTGGTCTTTAATTCTGTCCTTCCACATTTTATTTTTTCTTCTTGAGAAATCATCTGCATATCATTTTCTTGTAAAATACAAGAATGATATGGAAATATATAATAATCATTCCAATCATTTATATTGGTTTTTATAAATCTATCTATATAATAGTTTATTATATTTTGTTTATATGTTTCATATGTTTCATGACTTAACCATGAAACATAATTACCTGAAGGTATAACTATCGAAGATTTGCTACATTGTATCGCCGGTTTAAATACACAACTAGAACTATTTTCTTCTATAAAATTAATTTGTTCCATTTATCAATAATGTATATTACAATATTATATAAAAAAAATATATTTTATACTAAAAATTATTAAAACAACTTTATATTTGAGAAAATCATAAAAAAAAATTGAAAGATAATAAAATTACAATTGAAAAATTAAATTTTATATGAGTTTAAAATAGTAATATAAATATGTTAAAATTTATAATTTTAGTATTATTATTTGTTGGCATATTATTTGTGTCAATATCAATAATATTATCAAGAGTTAAATGTCAAAATGAAAAAATTATTTATAAATATATTCCACAATCATTTGAGGAACAACAAATGAATGAACCACCGGTTTCAAAAATATTTGAAAAAATATTTAAATCACCCGATACATGGATTGGAAGTATAAATGAATTAGATAGAAAAAAACAAGAAGAAATTAATAAATATTTTATTAGCCAAATGTAAAAATAAATATTTTTAAGTTAATAATTAAATTTTTTATAATTTAATTTTGTAATGCATTATAATAATATACAAATTCTTCTAATTTATTTGTATTTTTATAATTACAAATAACCATTGCATTAAAATTAATTGTTAATTCTTCAAATAATTTTTTAAATATTTCAAAATTTTCAAACTTATATTTATTTATTATTTTGTTATATTTTTTTTTAATATTTATAGTGTCATATAATAAAAATGTATATGTAAAACAACATCTAATATGTGGAGGAAATATTTCCAAATTTTTACATGAAATTACTATAGTAATATGATAATTTCTAGTATTGGAAAATAATTCTTTCATTTCATTTATTATTTTATCTGTATATAATAAATCATCTATTATCAAAAGAACATCTTTATTCTTTTTTTCATTATTTAATTCGTGTAATAAAATTTGTCTTTTCAATAATGTTCTAATAATTTTATTATCATAATGGTCAAATAATAAAATCCCTTTTTTCATTATTAAATTATTTGTTTCTGTTTCTAAATTAAAATCATTATTGGAAACTATATTATTCAAATTAGAATAAAATGGAAAAAAATATTCTGTTTGAGGATGTATTATTATAACAAGTGGTATTTGATAAAATTTTTCTATTATTGATTTACATAAATAACTTTTTCCCGAATTTCTTTCCCCGATTATATTAATAACATCATATCTAATTGTATGATTAAAATTAAAATTATTAATGAACATTTAATAAAATATATAAAATATTATTTATATATTAAAAAAAACAGGAAGAAATTAATAAATATTTTTAAGTTAATAATTAAATTTTTTTATAATTTAATTTTGTAATGCATTATAATAAAAAATATATTCGTTTATGTGATCATATGTTTTATCATTTAAATATTTATTTGCTTTATTATTGTAAATAACCATCGCGTCATAACCACTTGTTAATTCTTCATATATTTTTATAAATTTTTCAAAATCTTTAAATACATTTTTATAAATATTATATATTTTTTTTTTATTTATATTACTATGTAATAAATATGTGTATGTATAATTGAAATCATGTCTCAAATAAGAATATAAGATACAATGATTAGTAAATATTAAACTTACACATAAATTTCTTCCCATAGAAAATAATTCTTTTACTTGCAACATTCTATCATTTGGTAAACAATCGTCCATCACTAAAAGAACATCACCATTTATTTGTTGAACTTTATCATTCCTTTTTTCATAATTTATTTCATGTATCATACATTGCCGTTTTAACAATGTTTGAATAATTTTAATATCAAAATTATTAAATATCAAAATGCCTTTTTTATTTACTAAATTTTCAATATTTGTTTCTAAATTAAAATCATCATTATTAACAATATTATTTAAATTGGAATAAAAATGATCAAACCTTTCTGTGGGTGATATTATAATAATAAGAGGTGTTTCGTAATATTTTTCTATTAATGATTTACACAAAAAACTTTTTCCACTTCTTCGTGGACCATATATATTAATAAAAGGATAACAATGTGTCATATGATTTAAATTAGAAAAACAAATTCTGCGGTTGTGCCCTAGACTAACTATTTTGTTCATCTTAATAAATTATAAATAAAAAAATTTTAAATTTTAAATGCGCTTAATTTATTTTGTAAATTATTCAAAATAAAAAATATCATTAAACAATTGAATTTTTTATTAACTTTTCACCATGAAGACTCATTATTCCAACAACTTTTTTCTAAGGGATCATATATATTTATATCAATTTGTAATTTATTTAATTCATTTTCATATTTTTCCATTATATCTTTCGGAAATTTTTCTGTTACGCATTCTATATAATATTTATTTATGGCAGATCCTTCAATTGAAGAATTAATAAAAGTTTTAATTAAATTTTTATAATTAATATAAAATGATCTTTTCTACACATTTTTCTTTTTTCTATTTTTCCATTTAATCTATTTTTTATTTTATTTATTTCGCTTTTATATATGTCATTTATATTTTTTGGAAAATTTTGTAGTATTTTTACTATATTTGCCTTTTCATCACAATATTTACATTTTGAATATTTAAGTAATTCTATAGCTAATTCTTCATTATATAATTCTTCCGGAATATAATTAAATAGATCAACTAAATTAATATTAAAAAATAAATTTGATACCATTTTCACATTCAATAATTTTTTGGGTATTAATTTTAAAATTTTATCGGCACAATGATGATCACAATTTAATGTGGCACTTTCACATATTTTTTCTGTTAATTTGCGTTTCGAAATAGCCTTAAATATAACATTGGTATATGCGCCATGTTCATCATATTCACTTATAACGTTACAACAAAATTCATCTGTCAACATGTCATCCGGTACAAAATCAAGAAATATTGTATCACATGATATTAAATTTCTTAAAAAAATTTCCACTAAAATTTTTTCATCTATATATTTATTTTTAATTATTGAATATAATTCATAAGTTTTTTTGTTCCTCATATCCAAACATTTGTTATATGATAATTTATAATTTTCTATTATACATTTTTTTAATATATCATATGATTTATGATATGATGTGCAATCTATATATTCAATGTTATTATTTATTTTTTCTAAATCAACAAATAATTTTTCCATATTTAAATTTTTTATTTTTTCACAATATATTTTTTTAATTGACATAATTATTGGTATTGATTGTAAATTTTCACAATAATAACATCGTAATTTTTCTAATTTATTCATTTTTTTAGAAATTTTTTTTATATTTGTGAAACAACAATTTAAATTTTTAATTGAACCTATTTTGGGTAATTTTATAATATTTTTACAATATGAACAATCTAATTTTTTTAAATTAATTAAACATAATGGAATTTCCGTAATTTTTGTTTTTATACAAATTAATTTTTTTAAAGAAATAATTTTTGGTATCGTTTTTATTTTTTTACAATACGAACAATTTAATTTTTCTAAACTATTTAATTCTTCCGGAATTATTTTAATCATTGTATTACTACAATTTAATTCTTCTAAAGAATTAATTTTAGGTATTGTTTTTATGTTATCGCAATATGAACAATTTAATTTTTTTAAATTATATAATTCTGATGGTATATAACTAATTATAGTATTTTTACATATTAAGTATAATATATTTTCTAATATTGGAAAATCAGTACACATGAAATTATTTCCGCTATGATTAAAATATTTAACATTATTTAAACATCCAATAAATTTTATAATTTTATCAACATATCTATCTATTTTAACTACATTGTTACTAATATCAAAACGGATTATTTTATCATAATGCCAATATAAATTCCAATATTTACAAACTTTTTTTATTTCTTTTAAATTAATAAATATATTTGGTTGTAACATATACACATTTAATTCCCAATATATAATATCAAAAAATTTATTAAAATTCATATATATTAATAAATATTATATATACAATATATTATAATTTCAATTTTTTTTGTTAAATTTATTACAAAATAATTATCACAAAAATTTATTTATTGAATCAATTAATTTTAATTAGGCTTATCCATTAATGAAAATAAATAAAAAAATGTTTTGTCCATTTTTAATATTTGGCGTACAAAATTTTATTTTGTATCAAAGATTTATTTTAATTATAAAACTTCATAGTTTTTGTCAATTATAATTTTTTATTTATTAAAAAAATAAAATACTAAATTAAAAATATTATATTAAAAAAAAATTTAAATATAAATTAAATTTGTTATCATTGTAAAAATTAAAATAAATTCAACACTAAAATATTTTTAGTATTAAAATTTATATACTATTTATAATAAAATTTTAATTAAACATATTAACGGGTCTTTCTTTAACTTTTTTATTCAATTGTTTTTTTTGCCATTCTTTATTATAATTATTTTCATGATATTCCCATAATTGTTTAGAACCAACAGAATTTGGTCTAATATTTGGATTTTTATAATTTGGTGCTTTATACCAACAAATAATTTCATTAATTTTTTGACTTTTACTTCTATTTGTAATAACTAAAGCGGAATAATTTTCCGTTAATTTTGAAAATGCTTGTTTAAATAATGTAAAATGTGGAAACATTCCTGCGTAATGGTCATAAAGTTTTTTAATATTGTTATGAAAATTATCTGCTAATAAAAATACATAATCAAAATTATTACGCAATTCTGGAGTTAATCCGAGTGGTGATTGCGATGTAAATATATATGTTATTCCATAATGTCTTCCATTTTGTAATAGATCTTTTATAATTGGATTTTTCATCCATGTCCCTTTTGAACTCAAACAATCATCCATAATAATAAATGAACGATTATCTATTTCTTTTTTTCCCATAAGACGCCTTTTTTTATTTTTTTCCTCTATTAATTCATATCTCGTTCTTAAATTTTCAATAATTTTATCATTAAATTCATCAAAAATACATGACGGAGGAATAAATTTATATTTTGTATAAAAAGGATCTAACCTTTCTGTAGGGGAAATAACTACACCGACTGGTATATCATGAATCGCAGACATAATTGCCATACAAATCCAACTTTTCCCACTTCCCCGTTTTGCAATCATCATTATTGCCGGATTTGTAACCATTTTTTCTGGCTCAAATTTATTAAATGGCATATTAACGATTTTTCCTTTTAATGAAAATGTAACTTCTTTAATACGATCTGACATTTATTATATATTATATATATTTTTTACAATAAAAAACTTGTTAATGATTCTGGTATTTCTATTCCATTATTTAAAATATAAAAATTGTGCGCAAGTGCAGGTTTTTTATTTTTATTTAAAAAAATTAAACATGCTAAAAATACTATTATTGCTATAATTATAGGAATTTTAATATCAATTTGTGTTTCCTTTTTAATATATTTTAAATATCCATAATATATTAATCCAACCGATATACCAATACCAATCGATATTTGTATATTATTATACATTATATATAAATATAGAAATAATAAATTTATAATATTAATTTTTTAAATAGTAATATTATTGGTGATGATAATAAATGAAGAAATAAAAAATATTCACAAAAAAATACTTTTTGTAGATAAAAATATAAATAAATTATCAAAGAAAAACAAATTAATATTTAATAGTGACATTATTAAAAATTTTAGAATTTTGTATGATTTATTAATAAATAAAAAAAACAATTATAAAGATATATTAAGTTTTATTTTTAATAGGAAATATAAAATAATTATAAATAAATATCAACCAATAAATAACATAAATGATATATATGTATTAGATAATTTACATGATTTTACAAATAAAAGATTAAATGATAAAATAAATAAAAAATTTATTAATATATTGAGAAATACAATTTTTAAATATATTAAAAATGAAAAAATTTTGAATATTATTAAAAAAAATAATAAAATTATTGATATAAATTCTGATGTAATTATTGATAAAATATTTGAAATATTGAAAATAATAAAAATTGAAGGAACAGAAGGAGAAATTAAATATTTCAACACAAATAAAAATAATATATATTTTGAAACAAATGGGATATACAATATGAAAAATTGTATATGCCCATATAAAAAAATAATAGATAAAGCAAGTTGCAATTGTGATGATGAAAATATAAGAAAAAATTTAATATTAAATAATAATATAATTAATATTGATAATTACAATAAAAATAATATTATTATTAATATAACAAATAATGAATTATATTTTAATATAAAAAATGATATTTTCCATTATTATTATATATTTTTCGAAAAACAAAAGAAAAAAAATGATTATTCTTTTATATTTAATAACGAATATTATAAATTAGAAAATTCAATTAATGGTATAATTAGAAAAATAGAATCAAAATTTTTTGATGGCTTTAGTTCATTTATAGATAATAAATTAAATAAAGAACAATTATTAAATTATTTAGAAAAATATATATTAGCGGGATGTCATTTAAAAAGATTAGGTGATTATGCACAATTACATATATTTAATAATAGTAATTTAACATATTTTCAAACCATTGATATATATTGTTTTTTATATGGAACTTATTGTTTAAATAATGATAAAATTATGTTAGTTAATAATAAATTTATATTTTTTAAAACAATTTTTGAAAACAAACAATATGCTATTTATATTAAAAATGAAAAAAATGATTTTATTAATATGGTTGAAAAAAAATTAACGGATATAATTAATTCGATTAGGAATATTAAAAAAAAAGGTGGATATTTGAAAATTAACACAATGGATAATAATTTTATTCAAACTAATGATATTATAAAAATTGAAAAAAATATAGAAAAAAATATAATAGATAAATATAATATGAACAATATAAATACAGAAATACTAGAAAAAAAAACAAACGATGATAAATTATATGAAGATTTAATAGATATAATAAATAATGTTGCTCATGGACAATTAACATATTTATATTATAAAACACAAATAGATGAATTTCGTGAATTATTAGGCGATAATTTTGAATTTATAAATGGAATAATTAAAAAATTAAAAAATTTTGGTTTAGATATTGATATACATAAAGAAAATATACGAAAATTATACGAATCGATAATATTTTTTAAAAAATATTTAATAATTTTAGATATAAGTGATAAAGAAAAATATTTCATTAATGTTATTGAAAAAATATACAATGAATTAAATATTAATAAATTTAATACATATGCTTCCATGTTTGCAGATATTTTATATAATTTTGATAAATATGATGATATTAACTTAAATGATGATATAAATATAATGTTTAAAAAAATTAAAAAAATCTATGGAAAAGTGCCAGAGCATTATGATGATGATGGTGATCCAATATATGATGAAAATGAACAAAAAGGAGGAGTTAATTATTTGAGTAAAATAATAAAATTATCAAAAAAATATTTTAAATATAAAACAAAATATTTAAACATAAAACAAAATAATTCTTTAAATTTACAATAATATATTATTGAATAATCGCGTTCTGTCAGTAAGTTCTTTATTTTCTATGATTTCATTATTATTCTCTATGATTTCATTATTATTTTCTATGATTTCATTATTATTTTTATTTATATTAAGTTTTAATTCTTCTGATTTTTTAATATTTGATATTATTTTTTCTTCATTATTTACAATATTTATTTTATTATCAATATTATTAAATAAATTTTGTTTTTTATAATATTGTGATTTTAAATATTCTTTTAAAATTTGTTTTGTTGGTAATATTTTAAATAATGCATTTGTTATTCCTATATCAATTAATTCATAAATTTTTAAAATATTTTGATGTTTGTTTGACGAATTAAATATAAATAAATTTATTAAATTAAAAAAAATTTTACAACATTCAATATAACATTTATGAATAAATATTTTTGTATTAATATTGTTATAATATTCACGAATCAATAATTTACTTTCTTCGGCATTACATGTTAATAAAATTATATGACTTTTTATTACTGATTTGATTAAATCATCAAGCCATTGACAATCTGTATATTCTTTTATACGTTGTATTTCTTGTTCTAATTGGATATCATTTAATTTTGAAACATTATTTAAATAATTTTGAAATAAACTTTCTTCTGTTATTTTTCCTATTTTTATTTTTCTTTTAGTCGTTTGAGTTATTAATATATTATATTTCTTTACTGAATTATTATATAATTCTTTTATACCTTCATATATTGACGGAATTAATATATTTTTTAATAATTTTAAATATTCATCTTTAATTATACTATTATCCATTATAATTAATGATGATAATAAAATTTTAATTATTAACTTGCATTTCCACCTCTATTAATTAAAAATTCCTTTTGTTCCTTCGTCATACACATACATCCAGCGCCTTGATATGCATTTCTACAAAAATAATTGGATGGAACAAATTTATTTTTATTTAAAAAAACTGATTCGTCATATTTTAATTTAAATGGTAATGGCTGTTGCTCACAACATAATGGAGAACACATATTATTCAATAATCCTAATTTTCCATCTGCGCCGTCATCAAGAAAATATGAGTTGTCTATTTTCGGTAATGAATTTTCTCCATACGACTCTCCCCATGCTGGATCTATTGTTTCTGGTAATGAAAAAGTATCATTTGTCATAATTATTCCTTTCTCTTTATCGATATAAGGAATATCAACGCAATAATCATTATTTGAAAAAGTTTCTCGTTTATTGAATGATAAAAATATAATTATAATAATAAATAACAACAAAATATATATTATCATATATTATAAATAACATTTTATTTATAATAAATTTATTAAATTATTTAAGAAAAATTTATTGGTAAAAAAATATCATCTATGAACCAATTTCCTTTTATATCTCTTTTTCTTGGAAAATAATCTACATATAAATTAAATGTTTTCAACAAATGATTAATAGAATTTATATAATCGATATCTTGTGCAATAACCGAATAAAATTTATATGTATTAAAATTTAAACCATATTTATCTATTGCTTTCCTTTGTTCTTTTTCAACTAAATTTAAATATTGTTTATATATTTTATTTTCCTGTAATTTTATTTTATCATTATCAAATGTATATTTTCTAATATTATATAATCCTTCGGGCGTGATAATTATTGAACCTCTCATTTTTCCTTTGTTAAAATGCCATACGAAATGAAATATATCACTAATACTTGGAAATTCATAAAGTATATTGTAAATTGCTCTCCCCCCAATTTTAGGAGTAGGCGGATGTGTATGAAAGATATATTCGTATTTAATCATGTCTTTCATATTTTCAGGTAAATATATTGAAGGGTCATATATATCGACACGTGATGTTTTTGCCGATACTATTATTTTTTCTAATCCCATATTAGAAAAATATAACAATCCTGTATGTTCTGAATTTCTAAAAATTTTATCATTTTTTGAATATTTTTTATTATATCCGCCATGTTTCATTAATGCATCCATAATAAGTATTTGATTTTTTTCTATTTTTATATATTTCATTATTTTTTTATCATAAACTAGTGAATGTAATGATTTAAATTCTTTCGTTGATTTTGTTTGTGATTGGTATCTATAAATTGATTCTATAAAATTTAATGATGGTTTTATATTATGCGATTTGATATAATGATATAATCCATCTTCCCAGAATATATTTGAAATATTGTAAAATTTTGATGTTATATTTTTTTTTCCACATATTAAACAATCTTTATTACTAACATTATTTGGGGAAAATTTTTTATTTTTATTTAAATAATATAAAATTTCTCGTAATCTTATTAAAAATTGTTTTTTTCCTGACCAATAATTCATTTGTTTTGGTAATGGAAATTTTTTATTATTTGAATCTTTTTTTAATTTTTTACTACGCCAAACAGATTCATAAATAAATATATTATCATTCTCTTTTATAATATTCATAATATAAATTTATAAATTATTTATGATAATAATATAATATATAATAGACAAATTTTAATTAAAATATTTTTTATATACCATAATAAAAATATATATTTAAAAAAAGAATATATATTTAATATTTAAATATAGGACAAAATTTATCTTTAAGGAAAATCGAACGCATTAAATCATTTGATATAATTTTATTTGTTAGTAATATAATTTTCTTGATATTAATGGGAAATAAAATATTAAAATGTTTGATATAA